ATGACGATCATACGGGTGGAAGGAACGGGGCACGAACACGACGAGTGCGTGCTGGAGCTGGCGGAACATCAGTTCACGGAACTGCTGATCGAGCTGGGCGAGATGAAGGACCGCGTTCGTGAGGGCGACGCGGTGCCGGATTCAGAGGTGAAGAAGTGCGTAAGCGCGGTGCAAAGGGCGATTGACCATGTCTTCAGCGAAAGGAAACGGCTCGACGAGGCCCGGCGCAAGCGGGCCGGGATCGTCCATGACTACGCCATCGACTTCGATGCCGCGCGGGACGAGATCGGGCGCCGCCTGGATCGCCTCCGCGCCGTTGGAGGTGCAGGAGAGGTTCCTGGCGGAGCTGACCGAGGGTGAGCTGACGGCGCTGCCGTGGCTGTTCGAGTTCTGGGCGATGGAGCACCAGCTTCCGCCCGAGGGCGACTGGCGGTCCTGGGTGATCCTTGGCGGGCGCGGTGCGGGCAAGACCCGCGCCGGGGCCGAGTGGGTGCGGTCGATGGTCGAGGGGGCGCGCCCCCTCGATCCCGGCGTGTCGAAGCGGATGGCGCTGGTGGGCGAGACGCTCGACCAGGTGCGCGAAGTGATGATCTTTGGCGAGTCGGGTATTCTGGCCTGCTCGCCGCCCGACCGGCGGCCGGAGTGGGAATCGACCCGCAAGCGGCTGGTCTGGCCGAACGGGGCGGTGGCGCAGGCGTTTTCGGCGCATGACCCGGAGTCGCTGCGCGGTCCGCAGTTCGATGCGGCCTGGGTGGACGAGCTGGCCAAGTGGCGCCGGGGCGAAGAGGCTTGGGACATGCTGCAATTCTGTCTGCGTTTGGGTGACCGTCCGCGGCAATGCGTGACGACGACTCCGCGCAACGTGCCGGTGCTGAAGCGGCTGCTGGAGGCGGAGTCGACCGTGCGGACCCATGCGGCGACGCAGGTCAACAAGGCGAACCTTGCGGCCTCGTTCCTTGAGGAGGTCGAGCGGCGGTACGGCGGCTCGCGGCTTGGCTTGCAGGAGCTGGACGGGCGGCTTCTGGAGGATGTCGAGGGTGCGCTTTGGACCTCATCGCAACTGTCGGGTTGCCGGGGCGGTACGGGCGCGCTGAGTCGAGTCGTGGTGGCGGTGGACCCGCCGGTCACGGGCGGCGCGAATTCGGATACCTGCGGGATCGTCGTGGCAGGCCTGACCGTAGACGGCGAGCGGGCCGTGGTGATCGAGGATGCGTCCGTGAAGGGCTCGCCGCTGGAATGGGCGCAGGCGGCTGTCGCGGCCTACCACCGGCACGGTGCGGACCGCGTCGTGGCCGAGGTGAACCAGGGTGGCGAGCTGGTCGAGGCGATCCTGCGCCAAGTGGACCGTACGGTGAGTTACCGAGGCGTTTACGCGTCACGGGGCAAGGTCAGTCGAGCGGAACCAGTGGCGGCCCTCTACGAACAGGGGCGGGTCGCCCACCGGGGCCGGATGGACGAATTGGAGGCCCAGATGGTGCAGATGGCGGTTGGTGGATTTCGCGGTGCGGGATCGCCCGACCGGGTCGATGCGCTGGTCTGGGCTCTGACGGAGCTGATGCTGGGTCGCACGATGCGTCCGGGCGTCCGGGGACTTTGAGGAGAGACGTGATGTTTCAGTTTCTGACGCGAGGCGGTGCGGCGCCCGTCGAGGTCAAGGCGAGCGCTGCGGGTGCGCTCACCGCCTCGCGGATCGCCACGGGGAGCGCGGGCCGGGTGGCCTGGAGCCCGCGCGACACCGCCTCGCTGACCCGGTCGGGGTTCCAGGGCAACCCGGTGGTGTTCCGCTGCGTGAAGCTGGTGTCCGAGGCGGCGGCGGCGCTGCCGCTGGTGCTGGAGGCGAAAGGCGCGCGGATGGAGGTGCACCCCGTTGTCACGCTGCTGTCCCGGCCGAACGGGGCGCAGGGACGGGCGGAGTTGTTCGAAGCGCTGTACGGGCAGCTTCTGCTGACCGGCGACGGCTATGTCGAGGCGGTCGGGGGCGAAGGGCTTCCCGAGGAACTGCACGTGCTGCGGTCCGAGCGGATGAGCGTGGTGCCCGGCGCGGACGGATGGCCGGTGGCTTATGATTACAGCGTCAGCGGGCGGGCGCATCGCTTCCCGGCCGAGGCGGTCTGCCACGTAAAGAGCTTCCACCCGCAGGACGACCACTACGGGCTGTCGCCGATGCAGGCGGTGGCCCAGGCGATGGACGTGCACAACAGCGCGTCGCGGTGGTCGAAGGCGCTTCTGGACAACGCGGCGCGGCCCTCGGGGGCGATCGTGTTCGACGGCGGCGACGGCAGCGTGATGACGCCCGAGCAATATGACCGGCTGGTGGCGGAGATCGAAGCGAACCATCAAGGCGCGCGGAATGCCGGGCGGCCGATGCTGCTGGAAGGGGGGCTGGATTGGAAGCCGATGGGGTTCTCTCCGTCCGACATGGAGTTCCAGCAGACCAAGGAGTCGGCGGCGCGCGAGATCGCCACGGCCTTTGGGGTGCCGCCGATGCTGCTGGGGATCCCCGGGGACGCGACCTACGCCAACTATGCCGAGGCGCACCGGGCCTTCTATCGGCTGACGGTGCTGCCGATGGCGTCGCGGGTCACGGCGTCGCTGGCGCAGTGGCTGGAAGGGTTCGCAGGCGAGGACCTGGAGCTGCGGGTGGATCTGGATCGCGTGCCGGCGCTGTCGGCCGAGCGCGATGCACAATGGGCCCGGATCGCGGGCGCGAGTTTTCTGAGCGATGCCGAGAAGCGGGCGCTTCTCGGTCTCGCCCCCTCGGAGGAGTGAGTGATGGAGCTTGAGCGGAAGTTCGTGGACCTCGGGCAGGTCACGGTCAGCGAAGGCCATGTGATCGAGGGGTATGCTTCGTTGTTCGGGGCGCAGGATCAGGGCGGCGACATGGTGGCGCGGGGGGCCTACGCAGCTTCGCTGGCGGCGCTGGGTGCGAAGGGACAGCGGGTCAAGATGCTGTGGCAGCATGATCCGGCGCAACCGATCGGCGTCTGGGACGAGGTGCGCGAGGACGCGCAGGGTCTCTGGGTCAAGGGGCGCATCCTGACCGAAGTCGAGAAGGGGCGCGAGGCGGCTGCGCTGATCAATGCGGGGGCCATCGACGGGCTGTCGATCGGCTACCGCGTGACGCGGGCTGCGAAGGGTTCGGGGGGCGGAAGGCTCCTGAGCGAACTGGAGCTCTGGGAGGTGTCTCTGGTCACCTTCCCGATGCTCCGGGAGGCGCGGGTGGGTCGGAAGGGCGACGAGATGCCCGACCCGTGGCGCGATCTGGCAGAGGTCTTCAGGACCGCAAGCCGGGAACTGTCGGGCGCCTGACGGCCCCGATCCGACAAATCGAAGGAAGCAACGATGAGCACGACCGGGCCCGGCGTCCGGACGGAGAAGGCGTGCGCGCCCGATCCGATCCGCGACGTGCAGAATGCGATGGCTGATTTCGTCAGCGATCTCAAGTCGTTCAAGAACGACGTTCAGACCAGACTTCAACACAACGAAGAGCGACACATCATGCTGCAGACCAAATCCCAGCGCCCCGTCCTGGCCACGGCGGCCGAGATCGAGGCGCCTCACCAAAAGGCGTTCGAAGCCTATATCCGCTCGGGCGACGACGATGCCCTGCGCGGCCTCGTGCTCGAAGGCAAGGGCCTGTCGACGGCGGTGAACTCGGACGGCGGCTACCTCGTCGATCCGCAGACCTCGGACAGCGTCAAGGCCGTCCTGAAGTCCACCGCCTCGATCCGCCAGATTGCAACCGTGGTGAATGTCGAGTCGACCTCGTACGACGTCCTGATCGACACCAGCGACCTTGCGTCCGGCTGGGCCTCGGAGATCTCTGGTGTGGCCGAGACCGGGACCGGCCAGATCGACCGGATCTCGATCCCGCTGCACGAGCTGTCGGCCCTTCCGAAAGCTTCGCAGCGCCTGCTCGACGACGCGGCGTTCGATATCGAGGGTTGGCTTGCCGGCCGCATCGCGGACACGTTCTCTCGTGCCGAGGCTGCGGCCTTCGTGATCGGCGACGGCAACGAAAAGCCCCGCGGCTTCCTACGCCACAACATCGTGGAAGAGCAGTCCTGGACCTGGGGCTCGCTCGGCTATGTTGCCTCGGGTGCCGACGGCGCCTTCGGCGATGTCGATGCAGTCGTGGATCTGATCTACGCACTGGGTGCGGAATACCGAGCCAACGCGACTTTCGTGATGAACTCGAAGACCGCCGGGGTGGTTCGCCGCCTGAAGGACAACGACGGCCGCTTCCTTTGGTCGGACGGTTTGGCCGCCCATGAGCCGGCGCGCCTGATGGGTTACCCCGTGCTGATCGCAGAGGACATGCCGGACATCGCGGCGGGCAACACGGCCATCGCCTTCGGTGACTTCTCGTCCGGCTACACCGTGGCAGAACGTCCCGACCTGCGCATCCTGCGCGATCCGTTCTCGGCCAAGCCGCACGTCCTGTTCTACGCGACCAAGCGCGTGGGCGGCGACGTGAGCGACTTCGCCGCGATCAAGCTTCTGAAGTTCTCGGTCGCCTAACGGCGGGTGGGGCGGGTCGGGCTGAGGCGCCCGGCCCGGACGAACGCGCGCATTTCGCGCATCGACCAGCTTTCCCTCCGTCCAAGCGGTGTGTGGGCGCGCGTTCGTCATATCCGGGCGGAGGGATCGAGGCAGAGGGAAAACCGCCATGTATCTTGTCGAGCAATCGGGTCTGAGCGCAGCAGCGCTGCCGATCTCGGACCTTCGGGCCCACTTGCGTCTGGGCACCGGCTTTGCCGACGACGCGGTGCAGGACCCGGTTCTTGAACGGTCGCTCCGTGCGGCCATTGCGCAAATCGAATCTACGACCGGAAAGGCGCTCCTGAGGCGCGACTTTTCCGGAACCGTCTCGGCCTGGCGAGAGATCGGGCGGCAGGTGTTGCCGCGGGCTCCTCTTGAGGCGGTGACCGAGATCGCCGTGATCGACGGGAAGGGCGATCGCAAGGTGCTGGACCTCGACTCTGTCCATGTTCGGCACGACGCACATCGGCCGGCGATCGTGGCGAGGGGGTTTTCCCTGCCCGCCATCCCAGTTGGAGGCCACGCCGAGATCGCCTTCCGCGCAGGCTATGCAGCTAGTTGGGCAGAACTGCCCGGCGATTTGTCCTTTGCGGTGCTGAGCCTGGCAGGTGCGCTCTACGAAGAGCGGGCGCAACCCGGGCAGGTTCCGGCGGGTGTGCGGGCGTTGATCGCGCCGTACCGCCAGCCACGCTTGTGGGGAGTGTTCTGATGGATTTCCGACCTACGCGAGCGCTGGTTCTCGAGACCCGCACGAAGGTCTCGGACGGGGCCGGCGGGACGATCGAGGAATGGGCGCCTCTTGGCACGCTCTGGGCCGATATGCGGCCGCGAACGGGCGGCCTTTCGGACGGGCAGGAGGTGTCCTTGTCGCGGACCCTGTGGCGGATCGTGACGCGGGGCGCGCCGGCGGGAGCTCCGTCCCGTCCCGTGGCCGGGCAGCGGTTTCGGGAAGATGAGCGCATCTTCGGCATCCTGACGGTGACCGAGGGTGACCCGCAGGCGAAATGGCTGGTCGTTCAGGCCGAAGAGGAGGTGGTGCGATGAGCTATGCGGTCGCGAGCTCGCTGCAGGAGGCAGTCTACGAACGGCTGACCTTCGATGCGGGCGTGTATGATCTGGTTCAGGGGGCGGTCTATGACGGCGTGCCTGCGGGAACGGTACCCCCCCTGTTCGTCAGCCTAGGCGAAGAGAAAGTGACCGACCGGTCGGACGCGGATGGCTACGGCGCGGTGCACGAGGTCGTGGTCTCGGTCGTGTCGTCGGCCAACGGATTTCAGGCGGCAAAGCGGTTGGCAGGAGCGATTTCGGACGCGCTGCTGGGGACGCCGCTGGCGCTGGAGCGTGGGTACCTCGTCGGTATCTGGTTCCGCGGCGCCCATGCGAGGCGGGTTGCTCGCAGCGGCACTCGGCGGATCGATCTGCGCTTCAAGGCGCAGGTCCGGGACAATTCTTGAAAAGGCGGGAGTAAGGGACATGGCGGCCCAGAACGGCAAGGATCTTTTGATCAAGCTGGACATGACGGACGCGGGTGCGTTCGAAACCATCGCGGGGCTTCGGGCCACGCGGATATCCTTCAACGCCGAGGCGGTGGAGGCCACGAGCCTGGAAAGCGGCGGCTGGCGCGAGCTTCTGGCGGGCGCGGGCGTGAAGCAGGCCTCGATCTCGGGATCGGGCGTCTTCAAGGATGCGGCGACCGACGAGCGGATGCGCCGGGTGTTCTTCGAGAGCCGGACGCCTGTGTTCCAGGTGATCATTCCCGATTTCGGCATCGTCGAGGGTGCGTTCCAGGTGACCTCGATCGAATACGCCGGCACCCATGACGGTGAGGCAACCTATGAGCTGTCGCTCGCATCGGCCGGGCAGCTGAGCTTCACGGCGCTCTGATGGCCAACCCGTGGGCGGGCGAGGTCGCCGTGACCATCGACGGGGAGCGGCATGTCGCGAAGCTGACGCTGGGCGCGCTTGCCGAACTCGAGGATGCGTTGGGTGCAGGTGGCTTGGTTCCGCTGATCGAGCGTTTCGACACGGGCGGCTACGGGACACGCGATGTCGTGGCTCTGCTTCTTGCCGGTCTCAGGGCAGGCGGATGGCGCGGATCGGCGGCAGAACTGATGGCTGCCGAAATCGAGGGCGGTCCGCTCGAGGCGGCGCGGGTTGCGGCGGCGCTGCTGGCCCGCGCGTTCGGGGCGCCATGACCGCGTTCGACTGGCCTGCGCTTCTGCGGGCGGGGATCGCGATGGGGCTGAAGCCGCACGAGTTCTGGGCGCTCACGCCCTCGGAGCTCGAGATGATGCTTGGGCGCGGCGCAGGGGTCGCGCCCATGGGACGGGGCCGCCTTGAAGAATTGCGGGCGGCATTCCCCGACGAGCGCAGGAGGGCGCGACATGAGTGAGTTCAGCGATTTCGAAGACGAGCTACGGCGGTTCGAGGACAGCGTCGGCGGCGCAGAAGAGATGCTCCGGGCGCTGAAATCGGGGCTGCAGGACGTCTCGAAGGAGGGCGGAAAGCTGTCGGACTCGTTGCGCGGGATCGGGCAGTCGATGGTCGAAAGCGCCTATGCCGCGGCCGTCAGCCCCCTGCGGAAGGAACTGAGCAGCCTCATTACCGCTGGCGCGCAGAGCCTGTTGGGGAGCCTTCTTCCCTTCGCCAAGGGAGGTTCGTTCACGCAGGGACGGGTCATGCCCTTCGCCACGGGTGGCGTGGTGAACGGGCCCATGACCTTCCCGATGCGGGGCGGCACCGGGCTGATGGGCGAGGCCGGGCCCGAGGCGATCATGCCCCTGACACGCGGCGCGGACGGCAAGCTCGGCGTCCGCGCCGAGGGCGGCGCATCCGCACCTGCTCAGGTGGTGATCAATATCCAGACCCCGGATGTCGCCGGGTTCCAACGCTCGCAGAGCCAGATCGCGGCGCAGATGAGCCGCGCCCTGTCGCGCGCCGAGCGCAATCGCTGAAGGAGAAGAGGCCATGGCCTTTCACGAAGAGCGCTTTCCGACGGATCTGAGTTTCGGCGCCGTCGGCGGCCCGGAGCGGCGGACCGAGATCGTCACGCTGGCCAATGGCTTCGAGGAACGAAATACACCCTGGGCACATTCGCGGCGTCGATACGACGCGGGGTTCGGACTTCGCTCGTTGGAAGATGTCGAGCTGCTGGTCGCCTTCTTCGAGGCGCGGCGCGGGCAGTTGCACGGGTTTCGCTGGAAGGACTGGGCGGATTTCTCATCCGCACCGGGCGGCGCCGTGCCCGATTTCGACGATCAGCGGATCGGAACCGGGGACGGGACCACACGGGCGTTCGGCTTGCGCAAGACCTACGGGGTCGGTGAGAGCGCATATGCGCGGCCGATCTCGAAGCCGGTCGCGGGCTCGGTGCGGGTTGGTGTCGACGGTGTCGAAGTCTCGGCGTTCGAGGTTGACCACTCGACCGGCGAGATCGTCTTGGACGCCGCTCCGGCCAATGGCGTGGTGGTCACAGCGGGTTTTCTGTTCGATGTGCCGGTTCGGTTCGACGCTGACCGCATCGATGTGTCGCTTGCGACATTCAATGCGGGCCAGGTGCCCGACGTGCCGGTAGTGGAGCTGCGGGTTTGATGGCTGATCTCACGGGAACTCTGTGCCGCTGCTGGCGGCTGACGTGCTCGGATGGACGCGTCTTCGCATTCACCGACCACGATGCCCGTCTGTCGTTCGACGGGGCCGACTTCAGTCCTTCGGACGCGATGACTGCGCGGGCGTTGGAGCAGACAACCGGACTCTCGGTGGACAATTCCGAGGCGATCGGAGCCCTGTCCGCGGCGGGCCTGACCGAAGAGGATATACTCGCCGGGCGGTTCGACAGTGCGGCGGTGGAGATATGGCAGGTGAACTGGTCCGATCTTTCGGATCGGCGCCTGAGCTTTCGCGGCACGCTGGGGGAGATCGAGCGTGCCGGCGGCGCCTTCAAGGCCGAGCTGCGGGGCTTGACCGAGCAGCTCAACCGGCCGGTGGGGCGGCTCTATCAGAAGCAATGCGCGGCACGGTTCGGCGACGCCACTTGCGGGATGAACGCTGACATTTACGCAGTGGACGTCGTGGTGAGCCGGATCGAGGGCGCCATGATCGAGGTGACCGCCGGGACTGCGCCTGCGGAACACTACGCATTCGGGACCCTGCGGGTTCTGGATGGAGCCGCGAGCGGGCAGGTTGTTCACGTTCGAGGTGACCGCGCCGCGGATGGCGCACGGAGCCTGACGCTCTGGGACAGCGTGCGCGGATTGGCGATCGGGGACCGGGTGAAGCTGATCGCTGGGTGCGACAAGCGCGCCGCGACCTGCCGCGAGAAGTTCGGAAATATGCTGAACTTTCGCGGCTTTCCGCATCTCCCGACCGAAGACTGGGTGACGGCGTATCCGTCGGGCGGTGCCTCGTGAGCCGCGCGGCCGATGTCGCCCGCAGCTGGATCGGGACACCCTACGTGCACCAGGCATCGTGCCGAGGTGCGGGGACGGATTGCCTCGGCCTCGTGCGCGGCGTCTGGCGCGAATTGGCCGGGGCGGAGCCCGTGGTCATTCCGCCCTACACCTCAGACTGGAGCGAGCCGGCGCGGGAAGAAACGCTGTGGGAGGCCGCGCGGGGCCTGCTTGTCGAGCGGCCCCCGGGCGCTGTGGAGCCGGGGCATGTGCTCCTCTTCCGGATGCGCAAGGGCGGCGTCGCCAAGCATCTGGGTATCGCCAGTGGGGCCGAGCGGTTCATTCATGCGTATTCCGGGCACGGCGTCATCGAAAGCGCCCTGAGCAAGCCTTGGCGGCACAAGCTCGTCGCGGCGTTCGAATTTCCTCAAGGAGGTCACTGATGGCCACGATGGTTCTGGGCGCCGCGGGCGGCGCCGTCGGCACGTCCCTTGGGGGCGGGATCCTGGGTCTGAGCTCGGCCGCCGTGGGGCGTGCCGCGGGTGGAATGGCCGGTCGGCTGATCGATGCGCAGCTCAGCCAGAAGATCCTGGGTGCCGGCGGTCGCATTGTCGAGCATGGTCGGATAGACCGGTTGCGCCTGACGTCGGCCGGTGAGGGCGCTCCGATTCCGCAGGTCTTTGGCAGGATGCGGATTGCGGGCCATGTGATCTGGGCCTCGAAGTTCGTGGAACGGGTCAGCGAAACTGCTGGCGGAGCGGGCGGCAAGGGCGCGCGGACCGCGGCAACGGCGGACCGGACGTACTCCTACGAGATCTCGCTCGCCATCGGGCTGTGCGAGGGGCCGATCGCGGGTATCGGGCGGGTCTGGGCCGATGGTCGGGAACTCGTCCGCGAGTCGCTGGACCTGCGGGTCTACGCCGGCCACGCGGACCAGCTGTCTGATCCGGCCATCGAGGCCGTCGAGGGCGCCGGCGCCGCGCCAGCCTATCGCGGGCTTGCCTATGTGGTGATCGAGAATCTCGCCCTCGGGACCTTCGGCAACCGGGTGCCGCAATTCAGCTTCGAGGTCGTTCGAAACGAGGGTGAAGAGGGTGCCGGTGACGTGGCGCAGCATGTCAGGGGCGTCGCGCTGATCCCCGGAACGGGCGAGTATTCGATTGCTACCACGCCGGTCCGCTACGACGACGGCGCGGACGAGAGCGCCTTCGTCAACGCGCATGTCCGGACGGGTCGGACGGACATGGCGGCCTCGATTCAGGCGCTGACGACCGAACTGCCGCGCTGCGGGGCGCTGTCGCTGGTGGTCTCGTGGTTCGGGGACGACCTGCGCTGTGGCGTCTGTTCGCTCAAGCCGAAGGTCGAGGCGCTCGGGCGCGACGGGGTGGAGATCGCATGGCGTTCGGGGGGGATCGGGCATCGTGATGCCGAGCAGGTGCCGCAGCAGGACGGGCGCGTCGCCTATGGCGGTACGCCGGCCGACGGGGCGGTGATCGAGGCGATCCGCGCTGCCACGGAAGCGGGGCAGGAGGTGATGTTCTATCCGTTCATCCTGATGGACCAGCTGCCGGGCAACGGCCTTCCCGATCCGTATGGCTGGTCCGAACAACCTGCGCTTCCCTGGCGGGGTCGGATCACCTGCGACGTGGCCCCTGGCCATGACGGCTCTCCCGACGGGACCGCGGCGGTCGATGCCGACGTCATGTCTTTCTTCGGCGCGGCTGCTTCCGACGACTTCCAGATTTCGGGCGGCGAGGTGCACTATCATGGACCCGACGAGTGGTCCTTCCGCCGGATGATCCTGCACTACGCGCATGTTTGTGCCGTGGCGGGCGGAGTCGAGAGCTTCTGTATCGGCAGCGAGATGCGCGGGCTGACGACGCTTCGGGGAACCGACGGCTTTCCGGCAGTCCGTGCGCTGAAGGCGCTTGCGGCGGATGTTCGGGGGATCCTGGGACCGGAAGTCAAGATCGGCTATGCGGCCGATTGGTCAGAGTACTTTGGCTACCACCCTGCGGACGGATCGGGAGATCTGTTCTTTCATCTCGATCCGCTCTGGTCCGATCCGAACATCGATTTCGTGGGCATCGACAATTACATGCCGCTGTCGGATTGGCGCGGAGAGCATGACGAGGCCGATTCCGCCTATCAGGGCCCGCACGATCTTGATTACCTCAAGGCCAATATCGAGGGCGGCGAAGGCTTCGACTGGTACTACGGGAGCGACGCCGATCGCCTGGCTCAACTTCGCCGACCGATCACGGACGGCGCCTATGACGAGCCGTGGGTCTGGCGCTACAAGGACATCCGCAACTGGTGGAGTTCGCCCCACCACGATCGGATCGGTGGGCTGCGTCAGCCCATGTCGACGCCTTGGGAGCCCGGCTCGAAGCCGATCCGCTTCACCGAGATGGGCTGCGCCGCGATCGACAAGGGGACCAACCAGCCGAACAAGTTTCTGGACCCGAAATCTTCGGAATCCGCGTTGCCCTGGTTCTCGGACGGCGCGAGGGACGACTTCGTGCAGGTCCAGTACCTGCGCGCGATGGACGAGTACTGGGGCGATCCGGAACGCAATCCGGTATCGGCCACTTATGCCCGTCCGATGGTGGACATGCGTCACGCCTACGCATGGGCATGGGACGCGCGTCCGTTTCCCGCCTTCCCGGGGCTTCCGGACGTTTGGAGCGACGCGGAGAACTACTATCGCGGCCATTGGCTGACGGGGCGCTCTGGCTACCGCACCCTGGCCTCTGTCGTCTCCGAGATCTGCCACCGTGCCGGCGTTCGCACCATCGACGTGACGCGGTTGCGGGGGATGGTTCGCGGCTATGCGGTCACGGAGGTCACTGACGCGCGCGCAGTGTTGCAACCGCTCATGCTGGCCTATGGCTTCGATGCGGTCGAGCGGGACGGCGTTCTCCGTTTCTCGATGCGGCGAACAGATGGGGCCGTCGCGCTGGACCAGGCCGATGTGGTCGCTGCCGATGGCGGTGATGTGGTCACGGTTCGTGATCCGGAGGTCGAAGAGGCCGGACGCGTGTCGGTCGGTTACGTGGTCGAGACGGGTGATTTCCCAGCCGGCGTTGCCGAGGCCGTTGTGCCCGGGACGGACGACACGAGCCTGGCGCGGGTGGAGTTGCCCCTCGTGCTGAGCCCATCCGAAGCGCGCGGGATCGCCGAGCGTTGGCTGGCCGAGGCTCAAGCCGGACGCGACCGGATCAGCTTTGCGCTGCCGCCGTCGCGCTTCGACCTGGGCGCAGGCGACGTGGTTTCGATGCAAGATGCGTTGTGGCGTATAGATCGCGTGGCAAAGGGTGCGGCGCTGCAGGTCGAGGCTGTGCGGATTGCGGCTGGACGATCGCTCGTTGCAGCGGGAGGGGCGCTGGAGGACGGCATCGCCGTGGCGCCGGCCGTATTGCCGACGCCGCCCGTGGCCCTCTTCATGGATCTGCCGGTTCTGGACGGAGAGGGGGACGCGGTGCCGAGGATCGCGGTCGGGGCGAAGCGCTGGCCCGGCCCTGTTGCGGTGCTGTCGAGCGTGGAAGACGCGGGCTATGCGCTGGACACGACGGTGGTTCGGGGTGCGGTGATGGGCGTGACGGAGACAGCGCTCGCCCATGCGGCGCCGGGTCGGGTGGATCGTGGACCAGCGCTGCGCGTGCGGCTGCTGAGTGGTGCCTTGGCTTCCGTCAGCGATGCTGCGTTCGCGGCGGGTGCCAACGCGATGGCGATCGGGTCGGGCGAAGACGACCTGTGGGAAGTGTTCCAGTTCCGCGATGCCGAGCTTGTCGGCACGCATAGATGGACCCTCTCTCACCGTCTGCGCGGACAGGCTGGAACCGATGCGGTCATGCCGGCGGTCTGGCCGGCGGGAAGTCGGGTGGTTCTGCTTGACGCCGCCTTGGTCCCTCTGCACCGCGGCGCGGCGCAACCGGGGTTGGAGCGTCACTGGCGGATCGGCCCGGCGGATCAGCCTCTGGACGGACCGAGCTTTACCCATGCCGTCCGCGGGTTCGAGGGGATCGGACTTCGGCCCTACAGTCCCGTGCACCTCGGCTTCACGCCCAACGGTGGGGATTTGCAGGCGAAGTGGATTCGACGGACGCGAATCAACGGCGATAGCTGGAGCGGGCGCGAGGTGGCGCTTGGAGAAGAGACCGAAGCATATCTGGTTCGGGTCATGCGGGGCACGAACGTGGTTCGCGAGGTCGAGGTGGCCACGCCCGCCTGGAACTATGCCGCGGCGATGCGCGCCTCTGACGGGTCGGGATGTCGGCTGGAAGTCGCGCAGCTGTCTCGCGCGTTCGGGGCAGGGCCGACCGTTGCGTTGGCGCTTCCCGACCCGTAA